CTTATGGATGAAAATTCAGAAGACGGAGTAATATTAGGTTCAATTTATTCTTCGGAAGATATTCCAGTTGTGCAATCTGAAAACGAAATATCTATGAATCTTGAAGATGGTTCTTCTATTAATGCAAATAAAGAAACTCAAACTCTTACGGTTGTATTTCAGAATATAAAATTGGTTGGGAACATTGAACACGATGGAACTCTTACAAATACCAACGGAATTAAATCAAATTCGGATATAACAGATAAAACCTCATCAATACAAGCGATTAGAGATAAATACAATTTCCATACCCACACAGGGAATCAAGGAAGTCCGACATCTGCTCCAAAGGAAACAATGTGACAAATTTAAACGAAATAACTTACGTTGATTGGCAATTAAGATTAAATACCATCGGTTCTGTCGCAGAAGGTGTTGATGATATCAATCAATGTATTGCAATAATTCTTACTACCCCAAAAGGTTCTGTTCCTCATCGACCGACATTTGGCTCAGATATTCATAAATATGTTGATTACCCAGTGAATGAAATAGTACCAAATATAACAAGAGAAACTATTGATGCAATAAATCTTTGGGAAACAAGAATAACAGTAAATTCTGTATCCGTTGAAATTAACCAAGAAATAATTACCGTAAAAATTGAATGGACATTAAAAGATTCTAATACAAAAGGAACTGCTGAAATTACCCTATGACAAAACTACCTGAACCTAATTTTATTGAGAGAAACCCAGATAACATAACCAAAGAATGGATTGAACTTTACGAACAGAAGTCAGGTAAAGTTCTTCAACCTGCTCAAATCGAAAGACTGATGGTAGATGTCGGAGCTTATCGTGAAACTGTTTTGAGAATGAAAATTCAAGAAACTGCAAAACAAAATCTATTGAGTTATGCACCATTGGATATTTTAGAACATATCGGTGAACCTTTAGGAGTAACAAAATTACTTGCAAATTCTGCAAAAACAACTCTTAAATTTTCTGTTGAAAAACCTCTTGATTTTGATTTCAGAATATCGAAAGGAACGGAAGTTGAAACCAAAGACGGATTATTTATTTTTCAAACAACAAGCGATACTATTTTAAAAACAGGAGAACTATCTGTTGAAGTTGAATCTGTTTGTGAAACTGCGGGTGCAGGTGGAAATAATTATATCATCGGTTCAATCAATAATTTAATCACTCCACTAAGTTATATTTCAACAGTTGAAAACACAACAATATCTTCAGGTGGAGCAGATGACGAGGATGCAGATAGTTTAAGAGAAAGAATCAGACAAGCTCCGGAAAAATTTTCTAATGCCGGAAGTCGAGGGGCATATCGTTATCATACATTATCTGCTCATCAATCAATAACAGATGTTGCAATAACTTCTCCATCGGCAGGAATTGTTGCCATTTATCTGCTTACAAAAGACGGAAACCCAACAGAAGAAATAATCAAGATTGTTCAGAATTATTTATCTGACGATAAAATCCGACCACTAACAGATTGTGTAAAAATTTATTCTTCTGAAAAAGTGGATTTTGAAATAAAAGCAAAAATTTATTTGTATAAAGATTCCGATGCGGATTCGGTTATAAAAACTATTGAAGCCAAAATGAAAGAATACAAAATTTCATTATCTGAAAAACTTGGCAAAGACGTAATTCAAACACAAATCATTTCTATTCTAAATAGCATTTATGGGGTGTTCAAAGTTGTTTTAGAAACTCCGATTACAGATATAGATATTCTTGAATACCAATGGGCAAATTTGCAAAACTGGAAAATAAGTATTGGAGGTTATGCCGATGAGTAATTTAGCTCCGATTAACGACATTAACCTCAAAATTTTTGATGAAATCTGTGAAGAAAGATTTTCAAAAATTGAATTAGAAAAAGTTCTTGTCGCAGTTATAGACAATCTTCCGTCAGATGCACTGCCACATCTTGCAGAACAATACCATGTTACAGGAAATGAAGGTTGGCTACAATGCAGGAATGATAATGAGAAACGAGATTTAATTAAGCGTTCAATAGAAGTTCATAGATACAAAGGAACGAAATATGCTTTAATGCGGATTTTCGATATGTTCGGAATAAAAGGTGATATAAAAGAATGGTTTGAAACTAATGGAGAGCCTTTTACCTTTACAGTAGATATTAATTTTGTATCAAAAGGGTTAGATTTTGAACTTATAGAAAAATTGGAAGATTTAATTAATGAGTATAAAAATGTTCGCTCGCATCTTGCAAGATTAAATATAGGTTTATCCTCAACATTAAATAATTACAAATACAAATCAGCCTGTATAACAGGGGAATGTACAACAATTTACCCATTTCAAAAATCTCTTGTTTGGGATGAAGGAAATTGGAATGAAACTTATTATTCTAAACCTGAAAATGAACTTAGAAATTTAAAAATCTGCACTTGGGATGAATCAGACTTTAATGATAGCTTATGGAGTTTTAACTAAATTATGGATTTTTATACATTACTTACAAATACAGGAAAAGGAAGAATTACACGATCTCACGCACAAAATACTGCATTACATTTAACAACATTTGCTGTCGGAGATGGTGGTGACGGATATTATGATCCCGATGTTAATCAAGACAATTTAATAAACGAAACTTATAGAGGGAATATTTCTAAAATTTATGTTGATTCAGAATATGAAAACAGATTAGTTGTAGAATGTGCAATACCGTCTGATAGTGGTGGATATTATATTCGAGAAATAGGAATTTTTGATGCTAATAAAAATCTTTTTGCTATTGGAAGAATTCCTGAAAGCTACAAACCAGTTGAAGAAGAAGGTTCAACAAGAGATTTTTATGTCCGAGTAGTATTGGAAGTTGAAAATTTGGAAGATAGACAATTAATTATTGACTCAAATGTTAGTCTTGTATCTTCTGAATATCTTGAAAACAATCACAATCAGGATGTAAAAGCTCATTTTAGAAAAATTGATGCAGACAAAGTTGATGGATTTCATGCAGGAAATGAAGAAAATAATATTTCTGTTTCTAATGGAATGATTAATAAAAACTTAAATGCAGATATGACCGATGGCTACCATGCAGGTAATAATGCGAATGAATTACTTATTTTAGATAATCAAGGCTTGGTGCCGGAAAAAAATCTTGTACCTTATGCGAAAAAAGAACACTCTCATAGTATCTCTGAAATTATAACCAATGAATCAATCCATACTTTTGATAATATGCAGATTTTGAGTGGTTATAACGTAGGTACAACAACATACGTTTATCCCCCTGATGGTTATACAATGGATGATTTGCTTGCTTTTTTGCCATCAATTAGAACTATTCATTTTGCAGGAGCTGTTGATGCTAATGACTCTTTATATTGTTATTGGGGGAAAGAAGCAAGACGAATAGTTGTTACTTGCTATAACACAGAGCAAAGAGCTAATCCTCAAGTAAATTGGATTGCAATATGGCGTAGAAACAGGCCGGAGAAAGGTTAAGATATGACAAAGATTGATGAATTAATAAAATTTAAACCAAAAACAAAAGCTGTTGCAGATGAAGTAAATTCTAATTTTGAAAAATTATTAGTTGCGTGTAATGAACATGATGATTCTATTAGTGATATTCAAACTCAAATTAATGAACTAAAGAGCAATAATACTCAGGAAATCATTTGCGAAAATAATGTTTTAGAGCTTAATGATACAACTAATAATTTTAAAATACTCGGAGAATCTTCAATCACAGAAATAACAGGTTTAACAAATGGGTTTGTAATTTTAGAATTTCTATCAACTAGAAATATTGTAAATTCTAACAAATTAAAACTCCAAAATAATGTTGATAGAATAACAAAAGTTGGAGATGTCGGAATTTATCTATTTGAAAATGATTGCGTTAAAGAGATTAATTTCTTTACATCAAAAGAAGAAAAAACAAATTCTTTACCAACACAAACAATAATTGATGCACCAAGAGATGAAAACGGTAGAGCAGATTTTCTTAAAAAAGTTGAATTTACAGAAGATATTATGCCTCTTATGGAAGGTTTAGAAAACGAAGTTTGTGTAATTTCTGCAAGTTCACAACACGATGCAACAAACTATATGCCTTGGAAAGCATTTCGTCATCACACAAATGATATTCAAGGATGGATTACAATTAATGGAGTTGTCACAGGTTGGTTAAAAATTGAATTTAAAAATATAAGACCAAAAGTTACTGCATTTAGTATTACATCAAGAAATAGTGCTGATGCAAATACTCATTCTCCTTGTGATTTTGTGATTGAAGGAAGCAATGATGACCTTAATTGGACTTTATTAGGCGATTATACTGACAATTTGGATTGGTTGCAAAACGAGAAAAGATATTTTGCACTTACATATTTTGATAATTTTAAATATTACAGACTTTCAATTACAAAAAATTCAGGAACAGCTGCATTTACAGGATTAGGCGCATTAGAACTATTTGAAACTAAAAATGATTTTATGCCAATGATTGCAAAAGTAGATTTGTCGGTAAAAAATCCACTTCTTATAAACACCGGAATTGGAAAATCCAATATTGGTAAAATTAACCAATTATCTATAATTAGTGAATTTCAAACAATTGAAAATTTATACAACAACGCTCTTATGTATATTGGTTATGTCAAAAACGCAGACAATAGGTTTGAACATTTTGTAACAACGGCTTGTCCTGTGTATGCTAATCATTTGCAAAGATATGCCAATAAAAATTCTATACCTACAATGATTTCTGAAAATACAAGTATTGAGTTTAAATCAGGGTATAAAGCATCTGCAAGTAGTCATTATGTTCCACAGGGAGCTAATTTTCCTGCATATTTAGCATTTAATAATGTTTGGAATAATAAATGGGTTGCAAATGTTGTAGGTGGGAATCAGTGGTTACAGATTGATTTCCCAAATTATAGAAAAGCAGCACGTTTCACAATCATCGCTTCTCATGATGAGCCATTAGGAAACATTAAAAACGGTTTTATCAAAGGTTTTAATGGTGAAGAATGGGTTGTCTTGAAAGAAATCAAAAACCAAACAGGTTGGACAGCCAATGAAGTTCGACATTTTGATGCCGATGTAATTGTAGAATGTAAACAATTCCGACTTGAAATTACAGAAATTGAAAAAGAAACTTTAAGAGCACAAGTAGCAGAATTTCAGATTCATGAATTGGCAAATTGTTTTGTAATTCCTGAAAACAAATTTTATTCTTTTAATCTTGAAGCACAGGCGTTTGAAGAAAAAGAAATTATTTATATTGGGCGAGTAAAAACTCAAAATAATTTTATTTCTGAAATCGATAGTTATGCTATTGAGAATAAATATATTAGTGACGAAACAGATTTAAGTGTCAGCACTCTCTATTCATTCTTTCATAATATTGGTGTTGATTACAAAAATCTAAAAGTTTTAGGTTGGGTGAAAGATAAAGTTAACGGATTTATTTTGCCTTGGAATGTTGATTCAAACATTGATGCAAACGTAGAATTTAACAATTATGGCTATTATGTGGATGATTGTGAATTTAGGGTTAGAACTCCGGCAACAATTATGAATTACAAGGATCCAAATAATGTGACACGAGCAATAATAGCCAATGTATCATTGATTATTCAACTAGAAAGGAACTTTTAATGAAATATGTTATTAGAAATGGCGAATATTTAGAAACCAACAGAATTCTATTTGGAGATATTGAGGTTTCAAGAAAACCTCATCCAAAGGCTCAATGGATAAATAACGAATGGGTTTTAGATGCTGATTTATATTTTTCTGAACTGGATAAATCTGAGGCTCTAAAATTTTTGCAAAATACCGATTGGAAAATAATGCGTCATCAAGAGCAAAAAGACTTGGGGATAACTACCAGTTTGTCTGATAACGAATATCTTGAATTAATAAAAGAACGACAAAATAGGAGGAATATTTTAAATGACATCACTAACTAAAATTTGTCTACATTGGACAGGTGGAGCGAATATGCCTTGTGAGCAGAATTTGGATTGTTACCACTTCCTTTTTGATAAAAGCGGAAAAGAATACAAAGGGAAATACAAGCCTGAAGATAATCTGAATTGTACTGACGGAATATACGCCAAACATTGTGGAGGTGGAAATACAGGTTGTATTGGTGTTTCTTGTTGCGGAATGTACGGATTCGATTTAAAAAACAAGAAAACAAAGTATCCGTTGACGCAAAAACAAGTGGAAGCTATGTGTGCAAAAGTTGCAAAATTGTGTACTGCGTACGGAATTCCTGTAACAAATAAAACCGTTTTTACTCATTATGAATTCGGTCAAACTCACCCAAATACAACAAGTGCCACAAAAATTGATTTTACATATCTTCCATATTTGCCAAATCTTGCAAAAGACAGAGTTGGCGATTATTTGAGGAATAAAATCCAATGGTACATATTACAACAGAAAAAACAGAAAGGACTTGATTAATGAACATTTTTTCTATTATTA